GGTCTTAGAGTGCAGGAACTTCTCGCGGAACTCGGCAAAGGTTAAATCGTGAACATCACCGGAGGCAAAGGACTTGTCCTTCAGGCCTAGCCGTGTTCGGTCAACCTTGTCTGTAAAAACCTTATCGGTACGTCGGTAATACTCGTAAGTCTTAATGGATTTACCAGCCGAGGCACAAGCCTGCTCAATGGTCATACCCTCTGCTACACAGCCAAGGATAATTCTCTTGGCGATGTCGGCGCTGTTATCGGCCACTGTTTTCCCGTCTCATCTCTTCTACTAGAATTGCCGCCGCGATCTGGCGGCGCATTTCTAAGCGACGGGACTCTCGCTCTTCCTTGTACTGCTTCCAGAATTTTCTACTGGAGGTAGCCTGGAGATATAACTCTTCTTCGGTATAGTTGCGTATCATCGGCGCGGATGCTCATTTCATATTTACTAGGTTGAGTATGATCTTCCTATTAGAGATAGAGCTATCCCCACTAAAAGTACTGGGCAGTTCGGGCTTAACGCCCGAGCGAGCTACAGCGAAGTGAGGGGTAAGTCAGTACTCGGCCTAGGGGCCTCGCTAGAGGCCAACCAAGGGTCGTAAAACATACTCTCCCCGTTTTACTCCCCTACTATATATAAGGCAGGAAAAGGACTGGATTTCTCGCTTTCCTAATGTGAGTTACATCACAGTACTAAAACCGCAGGTCAGAGGCTATATTGCAGCTTTCACTTTAGCAAATATTTTTTGTTGGGGAGTATACAGACCTACCGCACACAATTCAGCAACGGGGGGTGCTCGTGTCTGCGCGGTAGGCTAACCGTACGGCTAAGGGTTAGACAGTCTGGCGGCTATTGTCTAGCGTGTTAGAAAGCTGCTAGGGGCGCACTGTATCCCCGGCACACCTATCCTCTTAACCCTTATCTAATTAACTAACCGCCTAACCTTGCAGCTGCTAACCCTTGCAGCTCTAGCCCGTGACCTAATGGCCTAGCCGATAGCCCGGCCCCATCTCTTCCCGGTAATTCTTTAGGGTTTAGATCCTAGACATAACCGCGTTAAATGTCCACGATGTTGCCCTAATAATTGTTACCTAATCGTGACCTAATTAGAGCGGTTAGAGTTGCTTAACGGTATAGTCCTGTAGTAATTTACTCTCATTAGAGCACACCTACCTAACCGCTCTAATAGATTAAGGACTAAATCAATGAAATCTCTAGCAGCTATCGCAATAGTTACACCGGCCTATCTCTATGCAATTCTGCCCGGCGTAACTCTTACTTATGAGAGCACTATCCTATTCGCTCTAATCTCTATGCTATCGGTTAGCGTGTTAGCCGGTATCGTGGCACTAACTAAGGGAGCTAAGTAATGACTACAGTAAACAAGCAAGCAAGCTGCGCGGATAGAATTAAGGACTCTCTAAAGTCTCTTAACGAAGAGCTAACGGTGATGATGGATAACCCTAATCACGACGATTACTTTGATGAACCGGCCCTATCTATTGACACCTACACTCTTACGAGTGTCTGCCTAAGCTACGGCGGGCCTAGCTCTTACTTAGAGATTAAGCACGTCGGTAATGACATCGTAAGCGTTACCTATCGCTTCAGCGATTGGTTCGATACTGCAACTCTGCCGGTTCACGAGGGAGAGCCGGCGTACGAGTATGCCCGTGGCATCGTGGACGGGTTAGAGTAATGAGAGAGCTATCTAAACGCGGTAACCTTGTCGCCGGGATAGCTATCGGCCTACTAATCGCCGGCCTAATCTGGCTTAGCGGTAACCTATGGTGGACGGGAGAGGGATACTGTCCCGGTTCAATGAGTGAGTGTTTAGGCGAAGAGTTCACTAGGTAGGTGACTCGCTCTCTCTTGCTTAGACGGTGAGAGAGGGCGGGCCGGTACCTAGCCGGATAACTAAGAGATAAGGGTTAAGTAATGCTTACAGTAGAAGAGAACAAGATCCAAACCGACACCGTAGAGCTAGACAATAGCGCACTAGTGGAACTACTAGAGGGCGCGAGCACTCACTCTAGTAAGGATAAGAGCCTACACTCACTAAATAGCGTGCAGTTAGAGGGAGAGGGCGCGGGCTATCTCGTGGCCCGTGCCACCGATAGATACCGCTTAATAGAGGGGAAGATAGAGGTAGAGCACGGGCAGTTATCGCCTAGCCTAATCTCTCTTGCTGATGTTAAGCGGGTAATAGAGTTAGCTAAGTCTAACAAGGTCTCACGAGTAACGCTTAACCGTATCGGTGACCTATTGACAGTGAGCGTGAGCGGTAGTTCGATTACCGTGCAGCTGCTAGACGCTAACTATCCTAAGACTTTTGATGACCTACTTAACAAGAGTGAGAGAGAGCAGTTAGGCGGGATCGCATTTAGCCCGGCCCTATTCGCTGACTATGCGAAGATAGCCGGTAAGGGTAACCCGGTAAGAGTAGAGTTCACCGGTGAGCGTACCCCTATCATCATTCACCTACCGATTACTAAAGTAGAATGGCGGGCCTTGCTTATGCCTATGCGTACGATTTAGTAGTGTAGTATCGTGCTCTACCATTACGGTAGAGTGCGGTACTATCTTACTAAATTAGTAGGATAGTTAGACAGTAAAGGGGTTAGCGTAATGATTAAAGTAGACAGTATCGGGCAAGAGTTTTGCTTACCTTGCGCCGATAGTTTAGAGGTAGAGGGCGTAATTGTAGAGCGCGAGGGTAATTGCGAAGAGTGCGAGGTAACGCGATGACTACACTAGAGAGAGAGCGCGAGCTAGCCGGCGCTAAGCAAGACATACACGGCCGGTATTACGTGCAAGATAGCGAGGGATACCGCAGCTACGGTTACCGTACACACTTTAGCGGGCTATATGTCTGCTATACCGACGGTCACTATTGCGAGTGTGGAGAGGGAGAGTAATGGTTACTTATAGCGTATGGGTAGGTGGCGGAGAGGTAAACCCGGGCTACCTTAATAAAGTGGACGCGGATCGAATCGCGCTAGCGTGGATAAGCTCCGGTTATGATGACGTAATAGTGGAAGAGGTCAAGTAAATGAAAGATAACAAGATGTGCCTAAATGATGATTGCTATAACGACAGAGAGTATGGCGACAAGATTACCTATTGGAAAGATCAATGGGGCAACATAAGGTTTAACGCCAAGATGTTAGACCTATGCTTATTCTGCAGAATTGAGAGAGACAGGGAGATAGCTTAATGAAAGACCGGTACTTAGTAACGCTAGAGATAGAGACCTATGATGGAGATCCTAAGAGATGGAATTGGGATAACCTTTACATAGGGGAAGAGGATATCAAGATAATCAGCAGCGACTTTAAGGGTCGCGTACTACCGGAAGAGGGAGAGGGTAATGAATAGAGAGTACTTAGAAGCTAAGTTCGACCTATGTATAAATCAAGCTGAGAAGAATCTACAAGAGGAAGAGATAGCAGAAGCTATTAAGAACCTACGCCGGGCTAACTCAGCTATGTCCCGGCTATTCGGGTTCGAAGAAGAGGACGAGAATGAGTAACGTGTACACTATTCACCCACCTAAGTCTGATCTAATTCTATTCTATGAAGTGGTAGAGCCGGACGGTGATAACACGTGGGGCGGAGCTGATGCTGAGCAGTGTATGCAGTGGCTTACCCTTGCACCTAACGGCAGCAGAGTGCTGGTAAGTGCGTGGGATAGTGATGAAGAGGACGCTCACTTAGTAGGGCAAACCATAGACATAAACGAGATTATTCAGCGGGCAAGGGAGATAGGTAGATGATGTACTGGTTAGGGATAGCTGCGGTGATGGTGGTAGTCTATGTGCTTATAGTGTGGGAGGACAAGATCAATGGAGAGTAAGGAAGTCAGCGGGAAGCAGGCTATTCACTATCGTAATTACCGGAGGGCGAGAGACCGAGCTTTAGTACGCCTGTCTCACCTCTATCCAAACGTATACAGGGACTTATTACTGGAAGAGAAGGAGAGAGATGAAGACGAAGGTAAGAATTGGGTTGCTAGGAATACCCGTGTTAGCGTTACTATGGGTACTCGCTCCGGACCAAAACGCAAGGGAAGAACTACCAAAAGACCTAAGCGTAGTCGAAAGAACAAAAGCTACAATGGAGGAAAAGCGTGAGAACAAGGCACTTGCAGTTAGTTTCCTCAGAGCACTCGGTTACAACGCACAACAGAGAGAGTGTGCGGTCAAACTTTGGACCCGTGAATCCCGCTTCGACCACCTTGCTCGCCCAAGAGACGCTTCGGGCAAACCAAGAAGCTCAGCTTTCGGAATTGCTCAGCTCCTTAGAGAACGTAGTGGAGAACCTGAACTACAAATCCTTCACGCTGTACGATACGTTGAACACCGTTATCGAGGAAGTTTCTGCGGTGCTCTCCGGCACTCCGATAGAGTCGGCTGGTACTGAATGAAACTTGTATTAGACCCAGCATCATCAATGAGATCCTTTTATTTTGACAAAAAGGATAAGCGAGTCCTGTTCGGTGACATACGTGAGAAGGAGACTCACTTACTTAGTAATGGACAGACTATTCACATTGAACCTGATGAGGTGATGGACTTCAGAGCGATACCATACCCCGATGAGTCGTTTCAATGCGTCATCTTTGACCCACCACATCGCATTAAATTAAAAGCTGAGTCTGATTTCATTAAAAAGTATGGGTCACTAGAACGTCAAAGCTGGCAAGAAGATTTAAGCAAAGGTTTTGCTGAGTGCTTTAGAGTATTAAAACTTAACGGAACGCTTATCTTCAAGTGGAGTGAGGTATCTATTCCAATTAAAGAAGTGCTTAAGCTCACGCCTTGCAAGCCTGTAATTGGACACCCATCAGGCAAGCGTATGGGTACGCATTGGGTATTGTTCTTAAAGTCTGAATAATCTTGCCGGGTTTCTAACCCTTTCCTAGCAAACAAAAAGCCCTCGCCATCTGGCGGGGGCTTCTTGCTAGCACTCTACAAGCGGTCGCTTGCCGAGAGTTGAAGCATAGCACTATCCACCAGTAGAGTAAAACCCTTTACCCTTGAAGGTGATAGCGGGTGAGTCCCACTTGCGTATCATTGGGACGTGGCAATCAAAGCAAGAAGGCTCACGTGGTTCCTCGTGGATACTGCGTTCAATAGTTAATACACTGTTGCAATCAGGGCAACGATAGTCATACTGCATCTTCAGGCTCCTCGTATTGCCCAATGTATTCACCATCTATACAGTGAATCTTGTAATAAAGTATGCCGTTAGCAGTGATGCGATCAGCAGTTTCCTTAAAGTTTACCTCTAAGTATGGTGGTATCTCTATAACTTCACCATCTTTAGGTCCACCGATTAGTTTCAGGTTCATAACTGCACCGCTTCCTCTATAGGTAGGTAACCTACCAACTTACTGACCTTGTTAGAACGTGAGAACTCTGTGGTTGCTGGCATCCAATGGTTAAACCATTCAGGTTCTGGTACATCCATCAGGTCAAAAGAAAAGACACCTTGCGGTGTCGAGTTGATGTAGTAGGGGATAAGATCTCGCTCTGCTGCCTGCGTTATCAGCTTGCGATACTTCATCTCCTCTATCAGTAACGTGGGATAGTGAGTATGCCTACACTTTAACTCTATGTAATGACCTGCTTGCTTGGATATGCAGTCAAAGGCATCATAGATACCTGGTGCTTTCTCTAAGTCTGAATAGAAACCTTCACGCAAGAAGGTAAACAATAACTCCTCGTTCATTGCCACGGTGAGACCCCACCTAGATTATCCTGCAACCTACGCAAAGCCTGAGAACATCTACGATCTGCGGTAGAGATAGCACACTCTAGTACCTGTGCTATCTGTTGCAGGGTAAAGCTCTCGTGATGGCGCATACGCAAGAGGGCTTGGTCCTCTTGGTCTAGTTTCAGAAAACCTTTCTTGATGTCAATGAGGTTAGCAAGCAGGTTGCCACCTTCTGCTGGTGATGACGAACCTTTAGGTTGTCCATCTCTAATCATCTCTTGTGCTTGCTCTAATACTGTGCCATCTATGATGGATGCAATGACAAAGGGAAGCAACTGACCAAGGGTAGCTGACTCGTAGTAAGACTCGTCATTAGTCTGATAGCCAGACTTAGCTGCCTTCTCCTTGCGTGCGTATCGTTCTCCTGCACGCTTCATCTGCCACGCTATGCGTTGCTCGTTGTGCTTGCGTCGCTCTTCGATAGGTTCCATTAGATCAACTGTGTGATCTTCAACTCTAGTCATAGCCCACGCCATCAACTCTTGCTTGATGTCATCCTTCTCAACGTGCTTGTTATACCTACGATGAATAGCGTTAGCAACGCTAGGCACTAGGTCATAGATTACTGGGTGTAGTTCAGTCATCGCATCACCACGACCGCTGAGGGAAACGGAGCGGAATTAGGTTGGTTCCCAAACTTGAGCCGACCTCTAATAAACTCCACCTCATACGCAATACAATGTTCGTGCCACCAGGAAGTGTCAGTTCGGGAGGGAACCAGTAGTACCACGGTGCAACCTTTCTTGCTTTCAGCTTCTGCTTTAGCAACCCAATCTTTGATCGTGCGTCCGTAGGGTGGGTTAAGCCACACGGTCCCACCATTACTATCGCTAGCCCAGTCATTACGAAATGCGTCCTGACGCGCTGGCTCAGGATGGTCGGGGCCATACCAGTTGTCGGGAACAAGAGTGGATGATTGCAACGCTGCTGCGTCCAAAGAAAAATGAAACGTGTCGTTGTATCTCTCAAAGAAAGTTCGTGGTGTAGTCCACGTATCATCGTTGGAGGTTTTGAAGGTGTCAGTTTTGTAGAATCCTTCACTCACGAGGCCACTTACCATCTAGTACCATCAGTGCGATAGCACTGTAGTTGAGTAGATCAATGAAGCTATCTCGTAGTGACTCGTTCTCAGGTGTTGCACCACTGTCAATCAAGTGATTGATGCGAGCAGTCTTATCGTGCATACGCACACGCAAACCATTGAGTGGTCCACCTGGAGATAGACTGATGTTGGTTGGGCCGTAGTCCTTGTGCTTCTTGATGAGCAGGTTACCTGCTGCATCTAAGATTTCCCACATATCAACAATAAACTTTACGTGGTCAAAGTCTACCGAGTCGGTATCGGACGTATCGTTATTGTCTCGCTTTGCGTATCCACGGAAAGGATCTGGAAGCCCAAATGCTGCAAAGTCTGTAGCATCGTGTCCCACTCGCTTCTTGTCATCGTCATACATTCGACTCCCCTATCAGTAGCTTTCTTGTGGCATCAATTCCATTAGCCAAGTAGTAATCATTGATGTCCATACCTGGTGGTAGTGTAACAATCTGTGAGTTCATTACCTCGTTAGCAACACGCTTAGCAAACTCAGCGCCAGGGTTAGACCCATCCTCTTTGACATCATTGTCACCAACAACAAAGATAGTTTCATAACCTGCAAATAGTTTTGGGAAGTGTGGTTTCCAAGCAGCAACACCAGGTACGCCCACGGCAGGGATACCAAGCTCACCGCTAGTAACTATTGCATCTAGTTCACCTTCACATACAACGATGTGTGGTGAGTCAACGGTGATGTCACATACATTAAACAGGTGTGCTTTCTGCCCAGTAGGCGAACCATACTTAGGCTTGGCATCATCTAGTCTGCGAAACTTAAAGCCAACACAACCACCGGATGCTGTGATGTATGGGATGGATAGCCACCCTTCATACATCTCGTGACCATTGATTGGGTTAGTAATAGTCCCTAACTGAAACAGTCCTGCTGTTTCTTCAGAGATCCCACGTCCTTCTAGTACGGCTAGAGCCTCTGGACTTATTGCCTGTGCGTATTGTTGCGCCGCTTCCAGCAGCAATTTCGACTGCACGTTTGAGGCCATCGTTAAACTCCAAGTTCTCTAGTATGCACACTAAGTTAGCTGCGTTGCCACCCTTACCGCAGGTATGGCAGAAATATAAATTGTCATAAGTATTGATAACTGCTGAGCGTCTACTGTCACTATGTAAACAGCAACGAACCGAAGCACTCTTGCCTTCACGTACTTCACCTCCATAGTGGGAAACAATTGCTCCTATGGGGATTGTGTTTGCATCAACGGCACCTTTGTACCGTCCCGCTTTACGTACCCTGGACCAATCTTGTGCTGGCATACACACCCCTTAAAGTCGCACTTGTTGTGCCAAGCAGTGGCACGCTTGAAGTGGCTGTCTCTGTTCTCTGCTCCAGCTTTAAGACAGTTCTGGCAAATCATCTTCATCTTCCTCTGTAGTTGAAACTTCAACTACTTCCTCTACCTTTGGTACTAGAATCTCTGACGTTGTAATTTCTCCACCTGGAACTGGCATTATTCTTTCTCCTTTAACCATTGAGTTAAGTCTTGGATTACCCAAGCCTGATCTATTGATGCGTTGCGACGCTTAACTATTACATATGACAGAGGGACTTCCCCAAGACCTCTTGCCTTAGCATAGTTAAGCGCCTCAACTTGTGCTTCTCTCCAGAACTCAGGCAACGATAGGGTTGCCCTGTTCTTGAGTTCAAGGATATAGGTTTCTCCCGCGATAACAGTTACGATGTCGCCCTCATCCTTTGCCCCAGCTTTAGACAAACGTTCTGCAGTCACGCCTTTACCGCGTAACCACTTCATTACATCTGTCTCAAACTGAGAACCTTTAGTCTTGTTGTACTGACTCATCTACCAATACAACCTTGTTGATTTTATAGACGATGTTACCTTCTTCGTCCTTGACTAATTCGACAATACCAGATTGCAGCAAGGCACCAACGAAGTTGGTTAGGTCTACCTTGAGTGCATCAACATCTGCACGTAGTGCATCTGTCTTAAGATTATCTCGGTACTTATTTGATAACTGTTGTTCAGACATTATACCCTCCCTGGTATCCTGCAATGGTATCTTTTCTTAACATCCAACCGAACTCATTTTGATCTGAGATCTGTACTGCTGCGTAGTTTACCAGTAGCTGTGCATACTTGCTGCCGTCAGCAGTGTGTGCTCCAAAGCGGTTCTTTACCGGTGCTACCTTGAGTATTCCTTGCGTTGGGTCATAGCCCAGTGTAAGTATCAGTGCAGGTAACTGACTGACCTTTCCGTGAATTGCTCTGCGATGAGGTGGGTTACTAGGTGACCCATACTCTGACTGTTCTGATACGTGGTGGAGCACCATCACACAGGCCTCAGTCTTGCGTGCCATATCGTGAAGCTCCATCATAATTGCTCTAAGTCCTGCCCATTCGTTGTCCGTCTCAGCGGTGATGTTCATTAGGTTATCAATGACTATCAACTCAGGTGGTTGTCCATAGAGTTCAACGTAGGCCCTGATCTCTAACTCCAAGTCATCAATGTTTGGAGAAGAATCAAAGACCCACTTGACGTGTGAAAGTTTGTCTAAGTGTGCATTGTAATACTTACTATCGTTAGACAGGTTTGCTTCTACTGTCACTTGTGAGTGACCAGAGAGATGCGATACAGACCTCATCATTACAGTAGCGGTATCAGTATCTGCGGAGAAGAAAAGCGTAGGAACCTTGGCTTTGATTGCATAGATCAAGGAGAACATAGACTTACCAGCATTAGGTGCAGCAGCTACCATACATACCTGGCCTCTGCGAAACTTAATACCTTCTACTGCTAACCCATTCCACACATCAGGTAGCGGTGTTGCTTTGGTAAGCTCACCACTCCAAGCGCGGGAAAGATTAAGCAACGTCGTCCTCCTGATAGATTTTGATTCCACGCTCACGTCTGATGCGTTGACGATCTCTAATCGTCAGACCGCCCCAGATACCGTGAGCCTCGTTCTTAATACCCCATTCAGCGCACTCTCTACGATGAGGACACCTATTGCAAATCTTCTTTGCAAAGTTAGCATCAACTGTAGATGCGCCAGGAATACCAGATTCATTATCGGGGAACCAGAAGTCCCCACCGATAGTTGCACAACTAGGAGCTTCGTATTGACTTGGCTCCCGCATTAGTTATCGAACCCAGATAGTGTCGCACTTATCTGGCGCACCCTTGGGTGCTGCACACATATAACCTGACCAAGGACCCTTTTGTCCTACGCCTGAACGTAGTGTCATTGCACCGTGACGGCAAGTATTACCTGATGCTGGTTGTGTATTGTAGTTAGGTTCCTTAGCAGCAACTACCGGTGTTGCATTGAACTGCTGTGCTATTGCTGCAACTGTTGGTGCTAGTACTCCACCTGATAACTCTACACCTGTTGCACGAATCAAAGTTGAAACCATACCAAGGTCTGCAAGACCTGTCTCTAGTTCTTTAACATCTGCTGCGTACAAGTTGATAAGTGTTCCATCATTTAACTTGTAATTGATTTGGAACTTTGTTCCTTCTGTAGCCATTTACTTGCCTCCACTTTGCTTGATTGATAGTCGCTGGCTTTCAGCTCCTACCTTCTTAGGGACAAACCCTAATAGTTTTTCTACCTCTGTACTGTCAACTGTCTCACGACCTTTAACAGTTGTCCAACTGACTTCGATACCTGAATTAGTAGTGCCCAGTAATCCTTCGAAGGATGCCTTCAAAGAATCTTGTTGTGTTTCTAACTCTTTGATCTGTGCTGCTAACTGTAGATACAACAATGCGTTCTTGTCAATATCTTCATCAGCAATGATTACATCACTGACTGGTGTACGTTCTTTTTTTAGACCAACGCATCCCATCTGCCCACTTGCGTCATAGAACTTGCAGTAGTGCTGACAGTAACTTGCATCTTTTTCTGGTGCTGGTGCTTCCTTTGCTTCTTTAACAGCCGCTAGCCAACCGAGTGCTTCTAGTGCAATGGACTCATCGTAGTCTTCGGTGTGAACCTTGACATCTCTTTCGTCCCCGTCCCTGGCAATTGCTACCAGTGACACTCGGTTGACCGCATAGCCGTTCTTAGCTAGGAGGTAGCCGTATAGCTGCACCTGCCACCGTTGTTGATTGCTTGGAAAGTAAGAAAGGTTCCGGACCTTACTTGTCTTCCAGTCAATCACATCACCAGTACCAGGTACAAAACAGTCAATGTGTGCTTTCATTCCGTTGTATTCAACTTCGGTTTCAATCAGCACATCTGGATTATCTGCTAGTGCTCTTTCAATCTCTGCGTGAATAGCAGTACCCATAATCGCAGCGAGCTTTAGTTCGTTGTCATTAGTTTCAGGTTGATCGTTAAGTCGGTACCACACCTTACGACGGCAACCGCCTACCTCAGATGGACCAATCTGTACCTGTGTAGAACGTGAGCGCTTAGCATCACCTGCACGTAGTGCGTTGAGTAATAATTCTTTTGGGTCAGTCATTTGTTTGGCCTCTTTCGTGCAACAAGAAAGCAAGTCTACAAGCCTTCCATCCCTGCTCAAACCAGTAATGTGCAGCGTATTCACCTGTTGCCATTACACCTTTGAACTCAGCTTGCACTTCTTCGTATGTATTAAACTCCATTGCTACATCCTCTCCTGTACAACTAACTGTATGGGCTTACCAGTATTAGCGTCAAGAACCGACGCAATCTCTACAGCTTTACGGGCGTGTCTCTTTGCGTAGGCTAACTCCATATCAGGTTTGCAGATTGAATACAGGTAGCCAAGAGCAAGCTGACCCCCACTACCAATGCCATACGCTCCGTGATTTGCTTGGAAAAAAGAGAGATCACAAGCAATCCGAAAGATGTTGCCGTTAAAAGCAATGAGATAATCGAAGCCACCATCTTTGTCCACCTTGTTGTAGTCGTAGTTGTTATCTGTAAATGCTTGGTTGATACTTGGGATAATCTTCTTACCCATAAATTGTGCT